TGCGCTTGCTGGCTGCGTTGCTTTTCGCGCAGGGCATCAGCCAAGGCGTTTGCCCATTCAGCCGGAACCCAGTCTTGCCCATCCATGAAAACAACAGCGGGGCGAATGTTCAGCGGGTGCTGCATCAAAACGATTCCTTGGTCGTCCAAACGCGCAATCCGTCCGCCGCCCGTGTCTTGTGATGTCCGCGCGCCCATTCTGCGACAAAATCAGTTACAGCGTCCTTGTCGTTTTTTGCGATGAAATGCAGCAAGGCGCGATAATCTGTCACCTCGTAATGCGTAACGGTTCGCATACCTTTGACGGTATCCTTAGCAGCGGCATTGGCTGCGCGCTGTAGGGCCTCGGCCTCTGCGATTGCAGCGGCGGCTGCGCGGGCTTGTTCAATATCCCCGGCGTTGGCCTTCGCGGCGGCTTCACGGGCGGCGCGTGTGGCCTCCCATGCGGCGGATTGTGCTGCCCTGTCGGCCTCGGCCTTATCTGCGGCCAGCTTGGCCTTGAATGGCCCGACGCAAGCCACCAGCGCGGCCTGCAAGCGGTCTGCGTCATCGGTGTAAACCTTGGCGGCAGCAACGGCAGCCTTCCATACGGCATGGGGCGGCGCGGTCTGTTCCTTTGCGGCTTTGTCCAGCGCGCTTCGATAGGTCTTGATGCCTTTTAAAACCTTGTCGATTGCGTTCATCCCGGCCTCATCGGTGACGGGTTCACCATCGGCCCAATTGGTGGCCTCAAGGATTATCCCGTCATATTCCGCAATGCAGGTTTCGATAGGCGTTGGTGGATTGTTGCCACCAAGCCCAAGGCGATTTTGACGCGAGACATGATCCGCTACTGCAATCATGCCTTCGTTTTCCGCCTTCCATGCCTTCAAATCAAACGTAGTTTTTTCTTTGTGGGACATAGTATCACCTCAATATGGGATGGCGTCATTGCCGATGTCGGGGTTTGCAATCTGCGCGGCGGTGGCGGCAAGCTGCAATTCGCGCTTGCGGTCATCCTTGGCGGCAATAACCACGTCCAAGGATGCAACCGGGCGCGGGATGTTGCCCCAAATGCGTTGAAGGTCGGGCATGTCATCAGCGCCACGCAGATACTCGCAAGCGTTATTGATGGCATCCGCATCCGCGAAATCATCCTTCGGGGATTGGCGTTGCCGGCGTGGCTCCACCATTGGCGGGGATTCGGCAGCGGCGTTGCCGTCATCATCCTCGGGCGCAATCCCGGCCATGCCCATCAATCCATAACGGCGCGCATAGGTCACGGCGCTGCCATAGCCCTGCATGTCGTTTTTTGACACAATAAGCGGCACACGACATTCAGCCGTTTCGCCGCTACCGCCATGCACCAAAATCGTTTTGACGTAGCGCCCGCTTTCATCATCAAACGCGGGTTGCAACACGGCAATCCCATGCTTTGAAAGGGCGGGCATGCATGCATCGCAAACACTGGCTAGGTCGGCGTATTTGCTTTTGAAATGCGGGTTGTTTGTGTCTTTCAGCGCCCTGCCCATTTCACCCTGTGCAGCGGCCAGTGCGGAATACAGGCCCTTGTGAGTGACGGTTTCCAGCGTGATTGCTTCATGCTTTGTCATATCAAAATCCAATCGTTGCGGCGTTCAATGCCGTGAAGAATGCCAACACGCCCCAGCCGATAACCATCGCCACAATGGCAGCAACGCCCCCGGCCAAGAGTAACAGCGCATAGTCCAGCGCCGTGATTGATGGCGTGTTGATGCGGGCGAGGTCGTCGCAATGGTATGCGTCCTGTCCCTCCATGCGGCGGTGATATTCCAGCGCATCGGCGGTCATGGGCTTGCGGTCTTGGCGGCTCATATCAATCTCCTCTCTCTGTCATTTGCTCGTAATGGTTCAGCCCGCGCACATTGCTGCGGTCCAGTGGCGTCGGTTCGGTGGCGTAAAACGCAGCTTCGGCGGCAATGTCTGCAAGGTGCTGCGCGCGTTCATTAGCGGCTTGCTCTATGCAGTCTGCCTTGCGCCAAGCCACCGCGGCATCGCTAAACATGCGGCGGTCATATGCGCGGTGGCTTTCGCTATCGTCGCTCATGGCTGTGCCCCGCACCAATCGCAAAACATATCCCCATCAGCATCGGCCAGCATGGTTCCAGCGCAATGCTTGGCCCGGTATTTGCGCGGCGCGTCCTCGTCGGGTTCTTCGCATCGCCCGCAGGTGTCACCGTCCTCTGTGCCAACATCGGGGGCATCGGGTGGGCCAGCCAGTCGCCATGCGTCATATGCCAGTCGCCATGCATCAAATGTTGCGGGGTGCAGGGTCATGGCGTCACTACATAAAATGCCAGCACAAGCCCAAAAAGGCAGGCCAGTTTAATAGCGTCACGAATTAAGCCGGGGCGCTTGCGGGGCAGGTTGCCCCCACCGCGCAGGTTGATAAATCTGGGGTGGGTCATTTTGCTGGCTCCGGTTGGTGGTGGGTCAGGATGGTCCGCCGCGTTTGGTCCAACGGCGTTCGCATATTTTGCAATGAAGGTCGGTTTGGTTTTTGCGGCATTTCCATGACCAAGACGTTGCGCGCCGGTGGAACAGGTCACACCAAAGGTCGGCGACTGCCGCCCAGATCATCGGGCGGTCAATCGAGCGATACGGACGGTTTCCGTCCACAACTCTGGCTGGATCATGCCGCTGGTTTGGACCCAAAAGGAGACCTTGGCTTTGCGGTTCTTAAAAATCTTGACAATCTCTACAATCTGCGTTCCGTTGATGAAAACCTTGTCGCCTTCTTGCATGTCAGTATCTCCGGTTGCGTAAAGCCGCTTTGTAATTTCTGAAACGTTCATATCCATCTCCTCAATTCAGCCAAACGCGCGGAGTCTGCGGCACTGTCACGGGCTTGGGAGTTTCGCGGTAAATCCGCACCCATTCGCCGGGGTGCAGGTCGATAAACGGCGGGGGCAGGCGGGTAGGGGTGGTCATAATTTCACGCATGGTCGTCACTCCCAGGTTGGCAGCGGGTTTGCTGCTGATGTTCTGAACCTATAGATAACTTGCATGCCGCGCAATAGATAAAACGCATCCGGCTCAATTATTCTTGCTTGACGTGCAACCACCACTATGCAACATGGTGATATGGAAAAACTCAAATCATACCTAGCTGGCGCGAAAGTGACGCAGAAAGCCTTTGCCGATATGATCGGCATACATGACAGTGTAGTTTCGCGCTTCATCTCGGGCGGCGCGAAACCCAGCCTTAAAACCGCTGGAATTATTGAGAAAGTGACGCGCGGCAAAGTTCCTGCGAGTTGCTGGTTTACTGACACAGTTCAATGGGGCGATGTATGAACGCGCAACTATCGGAGTATCGCGCATTCATCGCATCCCGTGCGCCAGTTGAAAAGCTGGCCGGGTTCGATCATTCGCCAATCAATCCGTTGGCAAAGGTTCACCAGGTCGCGGCGTTGGAGTTTGCCTTATCCAAAGGCAAAAGCGCGGCGTTTTTGGATACCGGCTTGGGTAAGTCGTTTATCGAATTGGAATTTGCGCGGCAGTGCGCGGATGAAACAGGCAAGCCTTCCCTTATCCTGACTCCATTGGCTGTTGCTGGGCAGATGATCCGCGAGGGCCGCAAGTTCAATATCGATGCGCGCCAAATCAAAGAACAGTCGGAAGTTGGCGCGGGCGTAATGGTTGCAAACTATGAACGCCTTCCAAAGCTAGACACATCGTCATTCGGCGCAATCATCTTGGACGAGTCGTCTATCCTTAAATCGTTTGCAGGTCGGACCCGCAACATGCTGATGGATGCGTTTATAGACACGCCTTACAAGCTTGCGGCAACCGCAACGCCAAGCCCTAACGATCATATGGAATTGGGCAACCATGCGGAATTTCTGGGCGTCATGCGGCAGCAAGAAATGCTGTCAAAATGGTTCATCAATGACACCAGCACGGCAAGCCAAGACTGGCGCTTGAAGGGCCACGCGGTTGAACCGTTCTGGTCTTGGGTGGCAAGCTGGAGCCGTTGCGCAACACTTCCCAGTGATCTGGGTGGCGATGACACGGGCTATGTATTGCCGGATGTTTTGCGCACACTCCACACGGTTGAGGCTGACAGGTCGCAAGACACTCAAGGCAATTTGTTTCGCATCCCTGAATTGAGCGCAACATCATTTCACGCAGAAAAGCGTTTGACGTTAAATCATCGGTGCGAGTTGGCCGCTGATCTGGCAACGCACGATAAGCCTGTGACGGTCTGGTGCGAGACGAACGATGAAAGCGCCTTGCTTGCCAAGATGATCCCCGGCGCGATGGAAGTGCGGGGCGATATGACGCCGGAAGAAAAAGAGCGCCGTTTGCTTGGATTTGTTGATGGTGAGTTTCGCGCGATTGTCACAAAAGCAAAATTGGCCGGGTTCGGCGTGAATTGGCAGCACTGCGCCCATGCGGTTTTTGCAAGCATCAGCTTTTCATACGAGCAGCACTATCAGGCTGTTAGGCGGTCGCATCGGTTCGGACAGGTGGAGCGGGTGCGTAATGACATTGTGATCGCCGATACCGAGGCTGCGATTTGGCAGGCTATCCACGGCAAAGCTGCAAAGCACGAAGAAATGAAACGCCGCATGAGCGATGCGATGAAACGGGCGCAAAATCAAACGGACGTCAGGGTGAGATATGACCGCCCGCTTGATTTGGCGTTTCCAAATTGGCTTGTAACAAGGGATTAATGACATGAAGCAACCAGAATATCAAGGCAATGGATGGGCGCTACACAATAGCGATTGCATCGAGGGCATGCACGCCATGCCAGAGGGCAGCGTGGATTGCGCTATATTTTCCCCGCCGTTCGGTGATTTGTTTGTGTATTCGGACAGCGAACGCGATCTAGGCAACGCTGGATCTGGCGAGGCATTCACTAATCAATACAGGTTCTTTGCCGAAGCATTGACCCGCGTTATTCGCCCAGGCCGGATTGCTTGCGTGCATTGCACTGACTTGCCAATGCGCAAGGGGCGCGATGGTGCAATCGGCCTGCAAGACTTTTCGGGGGATCTGATCCGATCCCATACAGCTGCGGGCCTGATCTATCATGGCCGTGCGACGATCTGGAAAGACCCTGTTGTAGAGATGCAGCGGACAAAAGCGTTGGGCTTGCTGCACAAAACAATCTGCAAAGATAGCGCAATGAACCGCGTGGGCATGCCCGACTATATGCTTTTTTTCCGCAAGGATGCGGTGAACGAACGCCCGATTGAGCACACCAGCCAAACGGATCGAGGGTGGAAAAATGGCACCCCGTTAAAGATTGCGCGCGAGTGGATTGAGGAATTGACCCGCGAAGGGCTTTGCGCTGGCACCCCGCCCGATGAAGTCTTGGCCGAATTGATGAAAGAAGCTGAATTTACGATTGATGAGTGGCAGGCTCTTGCATCGCCCGTATGGATGAACATCCAGCAAGGCAACGTTCTGCGGTCATTCCGCAAAGCCAAGGGGGCTAATGATGAGAAGCATGTATGCCCGCTGCAGCTTGACACAATCAAGCGTTGCCTGCGGCTTTACACGCGCCCTGGTGACGTTGTTATGGACCCATTCAACGGCATTGGTTCAACCGGATATGAGGCACTGCGTGCGCGCCGGAAATATATCGGTTTTGAGCTAAAGCGCGAATATGCAGAGCAAGCAAACCTAAACCTGCAAGACGCTGCGGCGCATGGGGCGGATATGTTCGCCGAGGTGGCAGCATGACATTCAACCCCCGCACCGAAGCCTTGGCCCTCCGCATCTACAATCATTGCACCCCGCTAGGCTGGGATTGCACGCATGGGGATGTAGCGGAGGCGCTGGACGTGACCTTGCGCAAGGTTGTGAGCGTCTGCCGGGCGAATGGCTGGAGCGAGCGCCTGCGGGTTACTAAGCAGGATTACAACGACATAGGCCCGGCATTCTTGCCGCATCGGCTAAGCGTCATCGAAGTGGGGCGCATCGTATGAATCCCCATCCCCCAACCTCCCCCGGCGCGCAACTCCCACGCGCTGCGGTTGCGGGCAACTCCCCAGCGGTAAACAGGCCAGCCGCTGGGGCTTTTACTAAATTGCGCGTGCTGGATTTATTCAGCGGCATCGGCGGCTTTTCCCTTGGGCTTGAGCGCACTGGCGGGTTTGAAACCGTGGCGTTTTGCGAGATTGAGCCATTCCCCCGCAAAGTATTGGCGAAACATTGGCCCGGAGTACCGTGTTATCATGACGTTACAAAACTCACAGGCGACATTTTGGCAAGAGACGGAATTACCGTTGATGTCATCACGGGCGGCTTCCCATGCCAAGATATTAGCTGCGCAGGAAAACAAGCCGGACTTGATGGCGGCACACGCAGCGGATTGTGGTCCGAGTGCATCCGATTGGTTAGCGAGTTACGACCGAAATACGCAATCTTTGAAAACGTGTCAGACTTGCTTAGTGGCCCTTCTGTTAAGCCAGGCGGATGGTTTAGCAGAGTTCTCTGCGACTTGGCCGGCTGCGGGTATGA